ACCACCAACCAATGCTTGTGCTAGTTGTGCTGCAATCCTAAAGTTGTCATCATTGGTGCCGGTCAAATATGCAGATTGTACAATAGGTTTTCCATTTGCATCGACAACCCATGTCCCTAATGTCTCACTAGCAGGATCAAAGCCCTGCATAACCCTATAACCCAACCTTTCAATTTCAGGCAGAGCTTCTTGAAGATTGAAATTTTCTTGGTTGTTCTGCGCATCGTAGCTGTAAAACCGTTCCAACCCAGGAACATTGCCCCAAGCAAGGTTAGTCCTACCGCTTCCAGGCCCAGGATTAACTTCGTTCGGATTACTGATCATGGATGCGCGCAGATCGACTGGCGATGCTTGCATACTGCTAATGCGCGCTAAAATCTCTTCCCATCCAGTAGGTACAGCTTGTGTAGAAACTGCTGCCGGCGCCACAGTTGTTTGTGGCAACACCGAGGCAATCCCGCTGTTAATAGGGTTATAGTCTTCTTCAACGTAATGTCGGTTTGGGTACCTAGCCATTACACACCTCTAGGCATGAATTGCGCGGGATCGATCTGCGGCGGTTGCGACGCGCGCCCCGTCTTGGCTTGTCGAATCTTCGCAACCATCGCTTCAAGCACCTTTGCGCCAGCGTCGTTGTCCCCGTTGCCGAGGAAAGACACCACATCTGCGGGGATGACAAACTCGCCAGAAGCGAGCGCAGCAGGGTCAGTTCCATCAATGCTAGCAGGAATCGAGTCGGACATGCCATCCCCAGGACCCTTAATTTGGCGCCCAGGCAAGGCAGCAATGCCACCAGCGGCAAAGGCGCGGGGAGAAAGAAGGGCAGAGGGTTTCATACTACGACTTTCACTACGTTGCTTGCTGAAGTGTCAACCCACAGAGAACCAACAGGCAATCCTGTAGCGCTTGTTGGAAGATTTGTAAGTTGTGCCGTACTAGCCACAAGCGGCCCTGGGTTTTGAAGTGCTCTAAAGTACAAATTAAGCACACGTATCAGTTCGTTTATGTACTGTTGATTGTACTGTGCTGGTGGATACGGCAGCGGAACAATCTGAATACTCATTATTGTCTCCCGTCATTACGCAGATTGACACGAATCGTTCCCAGAAGCCAACTCACGCCGAGCCCTGTAGAAGAAAACCGGAGGCGCATTTCCCTACCGCGAAGACGCGCCCACACTTGGTTGGTGAACTGATCTACCGTGGCTGTTACAGATTTTGCGACTGTGCGCGCATCCTGTGTTTGCACATCCTGCCCAGGAAATTTCTTGGCTTGTATTGTGACATCAATCGTCGGATCGTCAACCGTCGAACGAGCGAAAGTTACGTCAGGAATAACTCTGTCTGCGAACATTATTTTGTTGCCACTATCAATGCCAAAATCAGCAGATTCGATGTACGCAGTTATGGGCGAAGCAGGGCTTGTAGAGCCATCGTCATAGCCTGTTTCATGAACATAGAGCGCCCCATCATCATTCGTGTACCCGCCGCTGGCGCCGTACGGGAGTCCGTTACGTGCAGCACAAAAAACCATCGCAGTGCGAGCCATCGAGCCTACTGTCCAGATTTTTTGCTCGTAGTTGTACGTCACATACCGATTGATTTCTTGGCTTGTCTTGTCGCAGTAGAACCACGTGATTTCTGAAAACAGCGGGTTAGAAAAAGCGTAGGTTTGCGGTAGTTGATTAAAATTGATGTTATCAAAAACAAAACGCTGCACTGTGCAGGGCATAGATTCGACACGCCCTGTATACATCCAGAATTTGTTGACGCCCATCCAATAAGTCACGTTGTTAGCGTTGACAGTGGCATTTGGACCAGCTATGTTGACATTTTCAGCAAGCGTCTGGATACCGAAAGTGTAGGGCGGCCCAACAAACTGAATAGAGTGCAGCGACCTGTTTGTCCACACAAGCGTTTCTTGCCGTGCTTGCTGCGCTGCAACAACGTAGCTACCCAACGGAATGCGAAGGGCGCCGGCAGTGGTGGTGATCGACGGTTCCCACTCAAGGTAGTTTTCTTGCGATGACCAGCGAACAAGCAGCGGATCAAAAATACCCGAAAGTCGGTTTGTAGCGCCGATAGCCAACACATGCCGATCTTCAGTGACCCGTACAATACTAACCTGACTTGGGACCGCATTGGCGCCGGCAATTGTTTCTACAAGAACGGCGTTATTGTCTTCAAAACCTACAGACGCATCCCAATAGAAAAGAGAACCGTCGCGCCGGCAGAAGATCAAATCTTCGCCGTAGTTGTCTACACTCCAGATACGAAGCGAGATGCCAGAAATCGGTGAAACAATACCTGAACCCCACGGTCCACGCGACCAATAACTAGAACCCCAACCGCCGCCAAATGTGTTGTAAGCGAACCCGGATTCCGCCTCAATATAAATTTCACAAGTAGCGCCACCAACATCTTGCGCACCTGTTGTAGAAGGCTTATCTGTGGCAAACGTGAGTGAGCTTGCTGTTGGTACTGAAAGTATCTCAAACCGACGATTTATCCGCTTGAAATACTTAGCCGTGATAGAACCGCCGCCTGTAGTGCCACCAGATGTGCAAGCTGTGGGAAGCGAGATTTTGTAAGATGTAGAAGAGACAACTTCCAGAACTGTATACGTACCTGTAAAATCACCTGTCGGAATTCCTGCAAATCCGGTTCCGCCAGAAAAAACAACATCATCACCAACACTGGCAAAATGTGCTGTTACTGTATTGACGGTAACAACCTTAGACCCAACAAGTCCTGTAGTAAACGGGTTGGTGTACGTGTCAACAACAAGCCCATCGCAGTCTTCTGTAATACCCCGAAGAATCAGCGTATCCCCGATAGAGGCGCCATGCGGGTTAGCTGTGGTAAGCGTGTGTATAAACGTACCTGCTGCCCCCGTTTCAATTGGGTCATTCGCGGCAGGAACTTCTGTGTATATGACAGGGGTAATGTTGTACATCGCCCCGGAGTTTTCAACGTAGAACTTCTTACTTGTGCCGATTGCGATGCAGTCTTTGCCAGATAGCGTCGTCCAGTTGTGCATTACACGAACAACGCCAAGAAACGAATCTTGAGTCGCTTTAACCCACCCGCCGATTTTTTCGGGGCGCCCATTCCGGAAGCGCACCTTATCGCAGTCGTACCAGTTACGTTCTTCCGAGTAGGGGGTACCTTCTCGGTTGATGCCTGGATTAAATTCGATTTTTACAATCGGCATGGTGTGTTTTATTTTAGCGTTTCATCAACCAAAAGCGTTTTCACTGTTCTATTTACACAATCATAGTACCCATAGACACGAACAACCGGGCCATAAATAGGCTTTATTTCCCACGTAGGTGACAGTACCGTAATACCTTTTGGATAACTGATCGGATCACTTCCATCTGCACGCCGCATTGTCGAAGGCTGCATATTCAACGTAGATGTTCCAGAAAAACCTTGTGCCTTGATGAAATCACAATCTGCTTGACGCGTTACAAAGAACCTGATGAACAATGACTCGCCAACACGTTCAGACGAAGCAAGCTTTGCGGTAACTGGCGGGTTCGTTCGATCATACAGATCGTACACTTGTTGCCACCCCAAAATAGCGATGGGAACAAAAACAAGTGTTAGGAATGCGCCGGTGAGCATCGAAAAAACAGGCGCAACCGCGCTACGAATTTTTTCATTCATTTTAGCAACGCTCCAAAAATCCCGCTCGATCCAGCCCACAACGTTAGTGCGGTTCCAATTGCTCCGAGGACTAACCAAAACACTCTCCTAGATGCCATTGTCAAAAGATGGTCGAAAAAATGTTCAGCCCCGTCTTTCCAATAAGGCTTAATAAAATCAGAATCGCCTTTCAACTCATGTGCGGCTTTTTTGATTTCTTCTCTGAGTTCTTCCCTCAGAAGCTGCACATACGTTTCAAGTGATCTTACACGAGCTTCTATGTTGAGTTCGGATTCCATGCCGGCGGGCTCAATGTGATTGATCTACGATGCGTGCCGTAGTAATATTGTTCTCCGTATCTGGGATTTGTTGTTGTCGGTGAAATTGAGACTTGAAAATCAAAATTCAAATTAGAGTAAACGCTGTATGTAAGGACAACAGAAAAAGAAGAACTCATTGTGTAAGGAAGCGTTGGGTACGTAATATTTGAAAGAAGCCCCACAAACACATTAACTTGCACAACTTGATATTTATTACTTATGCTTTCTGCAGAATAGCTTGTAGATTCTGCTAACCACCTTCCAGATTGCAACACAACGTCCAAATTATCTACAATAGTGTATGTACCGTTTATAAAAAACGTCATTGTCGCTGTAGGAGCGTCGTTTTCAATAAGTATCGTCGTAGTCGTAGAAGATGGTAAATTTGGATAAGGCGGAATGCCCAAAGACCCGCGAGAAACCGTCAATGCGCGGCCTGTAAGCGCCACTGTACGATCAAGTGTGGTTGTTTCTGCCCAAGGGCTGTAAGCTCTAGCAGTTGTAGAAACTCCGCTCAATGCAGCCGTTTTGTCGCCGTCAGCCCCACTAACATACCCAATCCGTACCGTCGCACTACTACCAACAAGTGCTTCTGTGCCTTCAATTGGCGTAACTTCTGTTGCTGTTGTAGATTCGCAGAAGGGGAGGGTTAAGGGGTCGAACGCTGCGGTATACCTAGCCACCCCCTTCGTCACCCGAATCTCGTCGATGTATCCGTTCCACGAAGTAGCGCTGCTGGCGTTTGTCCTGCCGAAGTACCAGTCTGATGTGGAATTGACCGTAGAAGAAGCGCCACCCGTGATAGCTAGGGAGTCAATCAACGCGCCTTCAAGGTACGTTTCCCAATTCGTCCCACGACGCTGAACAACAACGTGCTGCCACGTAGTCAGTGGGAATGTGCCAATATCGCTACTGGTTTGTGAACCACCACTCGATCTGTAGATAGCATCGATCAAGCCATCCGTGCCGACCTTGAGCGAAAATTCACCGCCGCCTAGAGTTGCGTAAAAGATAGTGCCGACATAGGTATTCGCATTCCGATACGCCCACAATTCAATCGTGAAATCGCCTGTGCCGAAATCGAAATCTTGGTGATCAGTAACAACGATGCCGTTGAGCGTACTGCTGCCAGCGTTCGGAATAAGAAAGGAACTAAGGTCGAATTTTCTCTCTACTGTAGATATTGATGCGCTGCCCGTAGGGGTTATGGTTTTTGTTTGGTAGCAGGAATAATCGATTGCGTCTTCGGCGTGGGAAAGGAGGACTGTTCTAGGGTCCGCAGGGTCCCACACAGCTTCTAGCACATCAGGAAACGCCTCTGCGGGGATCGTGAAGTTGCCTGTGTAGCGGGCTATTCCTTTTGTGATACGGAGGTCGTCAATCTGTCCAGTAAAGTCAAAAGCACCACTTCCAACAGTTGGCGTAAATGATGCAGACCCGAGTGTAGCTGCTGTTGTATATGGGCCTGTCATTAGCCCATTAGTAAACATCATTAGCGACGAACCTGTTCTAGCAACAGCAATGTGGTACCAAGTGTCTATAGATAACACGCCTGTTGCTAAAGGTTCTGATCCGCCTAAACCAGCTTGTGTCCACCCAACCTGATTAGAACTATTCCATCTAAGCCAGTACGCAGTAGCTAGTGATGCATCCCACAAAGAAAAAATTACACCATTACTCCCGCTGGCCGTGGCACGCACCCAAAATTCAATTGTGAAATCACCTGGGAATGAGAAATCTACACTATTAGGAAATGTGACTTTATCGCCAGAACCGTCAAAAATGCCGGCTCCTGCGCCCCATTTGAATATCGTTCCGCTGATAGCCGCATTACCAACAGTAGTAGGAGTTCTGTTGTAGCTACTAGAATCCGAAAAATCCGAATCCATGTGCAACATCAACACCACATTCGCCCAATACGGGTCGTTCGTAGGGCCACAAGTGTAATACGGATCAGCAATGCATCCAGCGACAGGTGGCGGCTGAGAAGCCCCACCGCCTATCATCAACAACGCTTGCTGTACACCGCTCATTTCAAGTGATCCCCGAACCGCTGATGATCCAACGTGTGCTTGCTACCTTGACTGCAGTAGCCGAAGCTGGCGCCGTGAGTGTGCGTGTACCTGACGTTCCGTTCGGTGCAAAAATAAGAGAATCCGAAGTAATGTCTAGTGTAATGGTGCCTGCACCCGCATCAACAAGAAACGTTAGCGCCGTTCCAATTGGGTAAGGCACGCTTGCGTGCGCAGGGATCGTCCACGTTCTTGCTGTTGTATCTGCAACAGGATGGTAGATGTGTTTTCCAGAATCCGACAACACCAGCGTGTAGTTAGCAGATTGAGAATTCTGAGGAATTTCAAGATACCCAATGTTGTAACTGTTGCTACCACCATCACCAATCGTTGTTTCTGTCGGAAATTGTGTTATTGCTTCAACGACATTGGTACCGTCACAAAACACTACGGTACTATTTCCTGCTAAAACTGCAACTCCTGTTCCAGACGGTGTTTTAACAGTCAGTGCAAATCCACCTGTAGTTGCGTTGTTCACAAAATACAGTTTAGATACTGCCGGAACAATAACGCTTCTGGCTGCTGTAAGCGCCCCTGTGAATTTTAGCCCCATGTAGCGAGCTTCATCTGCGGCACCGTCAAGTGCAGTAAGCGTCTTATCTGTGTCAGACATCGACACAGAAGTATATCCTGCAATGGCTTTATCAATCAGATCAGAAAACTGTTGATTAAAAACTTCGCCCCACGTTTCTGTCAATTCCCCTGTAGCCGGCCTTACAAGCCGAAGAGATGCGGTATAAGTTGAGGGCATTTTTTATCCTATTAAAACGGTACCCAATTGTTTGCTGCAGTATCTACAACAGGTATCCAATTATTTGTCGCTGTATCTACAACAGATATCCACTGACCTTGAACATACGCACGAATAGTGCCTTGCTGGATTGTTGCAAAAACACCTGTAAGTGATTCTGTGCCATCTTCCGGAACAACCGCCAAACCCCCTGCAACCGCAGCAGAAACGCCCGACAGGCCGACAAAAATCTCAGCGACGAGTGTACCCTGCGCCGTGGTGATTGAGGCGCCTGTAAGTGCCTCAACGATCCCAGAAGCGGCATCTACGGTACCGGCTGCGGTTGTGGCGCTGGTTCCTGAAAGGGCGACGGTGAGGCTGGCTACTACCGTGCCTGGAGAAGCTGTTGCGCTGGCTCCGCTTAGTGTTACAGCATTGCCTTGTGTAGCAACCAGGGTGCCTGCGGATACCGTCGAAGAAACGCCGGTCAGGGCTACAGATGTTGCTGTGCTGGAAGTAAGCGTTCCTGCACTGACCGTTGCTACTTGACCCGTTAAACCGACAACAGCGTCTTGCGTGGCGCCAAGAGTTCCTGCACTGACAGTTGCTGAAGAACCTGAAAGAGCAACAGAAATACTAGCGGTTGTACTGCCTGCACTAACCGTTGCAGCTTCACCGGATAGAGCAACCGTCGCTTCTTGTGTCGGTGTTAATGTACCAGCAGAAACAGTTGACGAAGAACCCGACAGGGCAACAGAAATACTAGCGGTTGTACTGCCTGCACTAACTGTTACCGAAGAACCTGAAATAGCAACAGAAATACTAGCGGTTATACTGCCTGCACTAACTGTTGCAGCTTCACCGGATAGGGCAACCGCAACAAACGGTTCTGATTCAACTACGTAAGTGCTAGAACCACCGCCATATACAGAAACACCGTCATAAATAGTTGCGGCAATTCTGTACTGCGTTCCAGTAGTTAAACTTGTTACCGGAGTAGCTTCATCGACGTTCTGCGAACCGCTGGTGTCGGGGTCGGGCTCACTGCCAGACCAGCCGGCTGCAGTGCCGCCCTGGCGCAGGCCATCCTTGATCTTCGCAGCGTCGGTGGTGTTGTTGCTGAATGCCGTATCAGCAGCAGGTACAACAACCCAGT